TTAGAAGGCGTTTGCATGAAACGCGATGCGGCTCGGTATCTCTACGGGGTCCAGTCCGAGCGGCCGATCGTCTCCCTTATGTCGATCGACTCATCCGACACACCGGCGAACTTGGTTCACATCGCTGTTGGGATTATGGCTTGGACTGGATTAGGATTTGTCACGCTGAATTCAGAGGACGTTATGCGGTTCGCAGACTCGGAGAGCTTCTAGGTGCTCAACGAGGATCTGTCCTGCTAAGTGAACCGCTGGCGACCTGTAGCCACGAATGGAAAAGATCCCAGCCGTGCATTGAGTAGTCAGCCTCTTGAATCAGCTTGGCAAATTCGTAGCGTTGTTTATTTTCGAACCAAGTTGACTTCATTGGCTAGGATCCTGGCTTTCCGTCTTGCGTCTTCGCAGCTTTCGCCCTCATTTTCTTGAGAACTTCCGAAAACGAAGTTGACTTGCCGACCCACCAAACGGTGTCCCTTGGGCATTTCTTGCAGCGGTATCTACCCTGGATTCCGTTTATATGGCAGTCGTATAGCTCAATGTCCCCTCCGCAATCAGGACATCCTCTTTTCCGCATTATTTCCGCATGGTTTGTCATTGTTTGTTCCTATTAAGGTAGGTCCGGATCAAATTTGTCATCGGTCGATTCGTCGGATTGCTGGCCGAGGATGTTCTCGATCTTCGAAATGCACTCGTAGATTCCAGCCGCTACGCCACTGGCGAAAGACCTCGATTGAATGCCTCCTTTGAGTTGATTCATCCCCTGATCCTGGTGGTACTTGCGAGCTGCTTCAAGATTTTCCAGAACCTCAGCAAGCTGCTTTCCAGTCAGGCCAACGTCTGGCTTCGCACCCGATGATTTCGCATCAAAGATTTCCACCCTTTCGACCAACTGCGCAGGGTCGTGAACGATCGGTACTGATTGCCACGGATTCCAGTCACCTTGGTAATACCTACCGTGGCGACTGATAGTGATATTTCGCGATCGCATCTGTAGCTGCAAGTTTCCTCGGTCGTCGGCAACCATTCGTAGTTCGATCATCGCTTATCTTTTTCGTGGTGGTGGGGGTGAAGTTGGTGGTTGTGGTGGCGGTGGTACTGGCTGTTTGGTTGGCATCGCTATCTCTTTCGTGAATGTGGATTTCTTACAAACAAATACCGCTTATCATCATCATTTTGATCGAGGATTTTGCGTCGTGGAATTCGAAATCTTTCCGCTTCAATCCTGTAGGTAGCCTACCCCAAGGATGAACTCGCTCATCTTTCATTTCTTCTAAGGTCGGCCACGGCATTTTCGTTATTTGATTTCGCCGCAATTTAGCCTCATCTTGGGTTTCCCCTACACGTTTGCTGCTCATCGCATCGCCTTCTCTCTCCTGGCATCGCTCCAGACGCTTCGATTACTGGTCTTCCAATTCGGTTTCTTTGGTCCCCTCGGACCGTCTTCATCATGCCCAATGTAGAAATGATGGTACTCGCACAACGTTATTAGGTTCGACTCGACCAGCTCCAGCTCAGGCCACAGGTGGAACGGTCTTACGTGATGGACATGAAGGTCAACAGTCGTATCGCACGCTTCGCAGCATGAATGCTTTCGCAGGAACTCACGCCTCACCGCTGGCCACTTGCTGGACCTGTCCCCTTGGCTGATTACCACATCGCCAGCTTCGATCTGTTGATCGATCGGCATCGGTGGAATCGGATCGGTCGCTCGGTATGCGAACCAACCGAGAACCGCAATCACAAGCAGCATCAGAGCAACACTGCCGAACGGGAAACGTGATTTCATTTTCGCCTCATCGATCCTTGAACCATGAACCAACTGCCCGTCTGTTTAACGCCACGGACAGTTGGAAAAAAACCGCTCAGCACAGTTTACGATTTGATCGGTTCCTCGAACACCAAAAATGCACCGACCTGACGCATCGTCGATCCTGGGTAGTGCTTTTCTAGCATATCGCCTAGCTTGCCGAGTACGCTCGCAGGGACCGGTAACCTGATTTGCATGATGGCACGAACTTCGATTAAATCTGCACTCCACACGCTTTCTGAGGTTGGTCCAGGGTGCTTTACCGGCTCAGGTTCATCGACCACGAGCCGGATCGCTGGCCACTTGTCACGGTTCGCAATCTCTATTCGATCACCGATCACAAGCCAGTCCTTGCAGCAAAGCGACCAGTAGCCATCAGACGCCAGCCGAGGCTCATCGCCGAGCATCCGAAAGCCTCTGGGTACAGGACAGTCGGACTTGCCCGGAACGATCGGTTTAGGCTCGTACTTCTCAAGCTCGGAAAGAACGCACCACCTTTCGAAATCGCGTTTGAGACTGACAAATTTATACCGCTTGCTGTTGCTGTCGTTGAGGATTGAATCTGCATCTTCAATAATCCCGACACATTCATAACGATTGTGGCCCGGCTTCACGAACCTGACTTCTTCACCGACCAATGGCTTCCAAGGTGCAGCAATCAAGGCCTGCGTTCGGATCATAGCATCACGCTGCTCTTTCTTGACCGATGCGACGTATTCGCGAATCGGATCGACAGGCACTTCGATTCGGCAATAAGCCCATCCGCAAACATGATGGCTTTTCCTGGTATCTGTCGTTTTATATCTAGCCATTATATCAGAGTGAACTTGATGAAGAACCGCAGAGTGCCATTTCTGGCGGTCATTGTCACGCACTTCGCAATCGATCGGCCCGTCAGCTAGGTCGGCTAGTGTCGGTTCGCGATACTTTTTTGGAGTCGGCTCAGGTTGAACCACAACTGGACTAAATGCTTCAACGACCTCAGTACCAACATTCTTTCCAATTTCTTCGACAGTCGCTTTGATCGGTCGGCAGTACCAAGAAGGAGTTACAACCGCCAAAGGAAACATTGCTGCCGTCAGTTCGTTCCAGCCCGCGCCCCAGTTGATGAAGTCCCCAGGCATCGGCGCTTCATTGTCCTCTAGCATTCGGCAGCCGTCCTTGGGACTGCGCGTCGGTGCTGGATCGACAGGCACTTGGCATTGTTTCCAACTCATTCCTTCTGCATTGAACCAAACCGCACCCGGAAGAAACCTACTTAGCCTCCATCCGCTGATTAATTCCTCCTGCCAGACTTCGTCGTCCTCATCCCTGACCCTACCCGCAATTGGCTTGCGAGTGCTCGCAATTCCCGCAACATCATCAGCAGTTGCGTCACGCCAGTTTTCGTCACCTTGCTTTTTTTCATCAGACATTTGCAGTTTGCCCTTTCAGGGTCTTGGGTTTACGAATCGTCCGTGGATCTAACGCCACGGATCACTTAAAAAAAATCTGTCTTGCGATATCCCATACGAGATACAAGCCCAGCGCATGCAAGACGACAAGACAGCCGACCGCAGCATAGAGGCAACGATTGGCAATCTTGTTGACTAGATTGTTAAAATTATCATCGTCCATTATTTTAGTGCGAGTTTGTCCATTTCTCGCTGTAGGTTTTCAATTGAATTCAGAATATCCGCAGCCGCCATTTGGTGCTCATAAAGAATCCCTTCGGCATCGTCGAAAAACGCTTCCAGGCGTGTTGCTCCAACCTGCATCGTCCTTAGCAATAGCATGATTTCGCTGTAGTTCGAAGCGATCAAGTTTTGTTTTGCTTCGTCATCGTCATCATCATCGCTTGAGACCAGGACCAACGCATCGCGAGATTCGCCTTTCAAGTCCTCAGCGGACTCAGACTCAGCCTCAGACTCAGCCTCAGACTCTGGAAACCCAGGGAATGGGAATTCGAAAAAGTTTGACATCGCTTCGGCTATTGGTTGCAAAGGATCGCTCTTGCTCAGCACTTTCCCAACTAGGTCATTCTCGCCGATCACGGTCGCAGGTTGAATCCTCGCAGCCTTTTCCTCAGCCTCCTGGATCTTGGCCAGCTTCGCTTCCAAATCCCTGTCTCGCTGGTCCTGCTCGTCCTTGATTCGTTTCGCCTCTGCATCCTGTTCGGCCTTCTGGCGTGCCAGTGCCGCCCTGTCCGCTTCGATCTGATCTTGCTCGGCCTTGATCTTGGCTTTCCGGTCGGCCTCTTCCTGAGCGAGCCTAGCGGCTTCTGCCTTGGCTTTGGCGTCTGCTTCTGCCTTCGCCTTCCGTCCAGCTTCGATATGCTCTGCGAACTGCTCGTCGCTCCAGGTCTCAGCCTCTTCGGTTGTGATCGGCTTTCCGGTCGCTTCTACGCTTTCGGCGATCCGACCGTTGATCCACGCCTGATGCTTGGCTTCGAGTTCTGCACGCTTGCGCTCAACCTCGTCGTCAAAGGCTTTCTTTTTCTTGGTCAGCGGATCCTCGACCGTTCTGATTAAATCGATCAAGTATTTTTCGTCTGCGTTGACCGCTCGCTGATGCCTGAGCGCTTCGCGATTCAGATCCTCTTTCAGTTTCGATACGGCTGATCGAGCCTTGACGCACCATCGAATCGCGTTCTTGGTTTTTTCGTACCCATCGTCTGTCGTCGCATCCAGCTCCGCGACCTGTGCAGACAACTCCGCAAAAGCCTGTTCGCAAAATGCTGACCGAAGCAGCTTGCCGTTTGGCTCAACTGTTAGTTCCGTGCTCATACCCTTTCCCATCCTCTGCACCATGCTTGGTACTCTTGACCTCTCGACTCAGCGAGCGCCGCGCGACGCTCATCAATTTGGTTTTGGATTTCTTCCTCGACAGCAGCGAACGAAGGAAACCCACCGACTCGGCTCGGCGTGAACCAGCTTGGACCGTCGATGAAGAACCAGCCACCGGTCACTGCAAACGCCCACTCACCGCATTGATGAGCCCAAGGCGATATTTGCTTCCACTCAAAATTTGCCATGAAAAAACCCTCCACCAGGACAACGCCACCGAGACAGTTTTGGAAACCTGATTTTCAGTTTTCCAATGTTTTCATTAACCGACCGTCAGCATTCTTGGAAACGTTTCCAAGCTTCACTCATCTAACGCCACGAAAACGCTAGGAAAAACCAAATCGATCAGAATCGCACAAAGAAAAACAACGTCACTTTTTTATCAGTGATCGACCGACACAGAGGGTCTTTCGAAGCTCGATACGGCGCGTCAAATTGCCAAGATAGAACGCTCGTTCCTGGCTCGTTTCTTTGCCGAGATTGTCAGCCCTCGATCCAGGCAACGCCGTTTGATAGCCTCGATCGAACCACTTTTCCAGCTCGTCAAGGCCAGCGTTTGTGGTCTTGCAGCCTGCGACCTGTTCAAGCTCTGCAAGCTTCTCTCGGACTATCCTTCGATCCATTCCAAAGCCCCACAGAAACATAGCACGGCCAAACCGATTGCGATTGCACCGACAACCAGCAGACGCTCAAACCAGACGGCTTCGCACTGGCAGTCTCGATACTCGGCTTCGAGCTCCTGTTCGTTTAGGTCGATTTTGCTCATGATTGGACCTTTACTCCGAAGGGGGTTCCGTCGGCAAATATAAGCTGCTCAAAAGCTTCGGCCATTGTGTACCGTGCTCTGGCAGTGCCAGAATTGACGTATACAGTGCCTTCTGATGTGCTGGCTACACTGTCAAATCCCGCGTCGCCCTTTGTGCGAATCGGCTTGCCCCAGTGAGGCAAGTACTCTTCCGCATTCACGAACGGCCTGTACTTATCAGGCTTGACAATCTTGCGGACGATCAGAGTCTTGCTGCAACTTTTACTTTGCCCCAACCACTTTCGAGGGTTTGCATCGCCGTCAAGATACCATTCATCTTGACTGACGTAATCGACCGCAACCGCTTCCCAGCCCTCTTTTTCCAAGTGCTCCAACCCACGTATGCACGCCATCATTTGCCTCGCTTTTTTTGTGACCTCGATACAAATACCAACCATCTAACGCCACCGACCTCAGGAAAAAAACTAGATTTCTGTCTCGGTCACTTCGTGCATCCCATGCAGGGCATCTACCGACCGGCAAAGCATTGCCAAGCAAGCCTCCAGTGAGTCTATCCCGTCATCGTGTTCCCCGTATGGGAACGCTTTGGCCTGAGCAATCAGCAGCTCGTTCGATGCCGTCTTTCGGAACCGGAACCGGCGATCGTTGAACCACTTCCCAAGTCTCTCGATCCTGACGTTCTTGTTGACCGTCTGGTTGACGAGGTTCGGCGGGTCCGTGTTGTACTCCATTTCCTGGCACAGCTCGTTGTAGGGGTCAGCCAAGAGGTCTTGCCATGCGTTTGCTTCGATCCCCACGAATGCGGTTCGGCGGTCCCGATTCCACTCAACGTACGTTCTGAGCATCTGCGGGACTGGCCTGCGCTCGATATCCGAATCCACATAGAACAACCCGTTTTGGTATCCGATCCAGGTTATCGCCTGATAGTCACCCTTCCGAGTGTTCTTGCCCTTCGATGGATCGAGGAACGATGCCGACAGGTAGCAGCTTCGCGGGTCCGGGAACTCATCGTCCTGAGCCCAGATATTTTGAAAATAGGCATCCGGCCAGTTCGACATTGAACTGCCCTTCGGGTTGCCCTGATAGATCGAGTCCCACCAGTGGCCTGATTGTCGCTTCCGTCGCTGCATGACCTCTGCCGGCCAGCGTTCCGGCCACAGTGCCTCACCTTCGGCCCTCCCGAGTGGATCTTTCTTTTCGGTCCCCTCGCGCAGTGCTTGCAGCGTGATCGATCGGACCCGCAAGTCGAGCTCTTCTTTTTGCTTTTCGATGCGGCCGATCAGGTCGTCCTCATGCCACTGGGTACACAGCAGAACGATTTTCCCCCCAGGCTCAAGACGGGTCGAGCTTGTCGAGCGAAACCAATCCCACTGACCGTCTCGGACCCGCTGCGAGTACGCCGACTTCGCGTCCTTCATGTAATCGTCGATAACCAACAGGTTCGCACCGAACCCTGGAATCGATCCCTCGACGCCAGCAGCAAGACAGCTTCCGTGGGTCTTCTCAAGACGCCAGTTCTTCACGGCCGAGTTCGTCGGGTCCACACCGGACAATCCCATCATCGGGGCAAGCTCATGAACCTTGTCACGCACCCACCGCGAATGATTGTTCGCAAGCGTTGCCGTGTTTGTGCACAGGATGATTTTCGAGTACGGATTCCGTAGCAGGAACCAAGCCGGAGCCCAGTGAGCTAGGTACTCTGATTTTCCGTGTCGTACTGGACACTTCACGATCAGGATATCTAAATTCGCATCGTTCAATAAATTGCGGAACTCGAAGTCAATAACTGCTAAGTGCCGAGCCCGTTTCCATCCCCCATTTGAGAATCGTTCGGCCATCAGCAGCGGGGAACGCATTGCCTGAGCGTTCTCGAATGCTTCCCGTGCTTGCTCTAGCTCAAGCGTAGTCATCGACAGACCCCGGCAGAATCTTTCTGTCCCGAAAATCTAGGTCGTCTGAGGAACTACCGTCGAGCATCGCCAAGACTTGGTTGACTGTGATCGTTGTATTGCCTGTGATCTGTACCGGGAGGTCTCTCGGCCTGTGGTTTGCTTGGTCCATTGCCAGCAGCAGCCTATTGGCCCACAGTTTCTCTTTGACCCCTGCTTGTGGGTCCATCATGATTCGAGCCGATTCGAATACCATCCGCTCTCGGAGTTCTGGTGGTATTGGCCATCGTTCATTGACCGACCGCAGTTCCAGCCTCAGATCGTTGAGCCGTTTTAGCTGGTCCCCTCTCCCAGCTTTGGTCGCTAGCTCTTGATTCGCTTTGGTCAGTTCGGGCCAAAAGAACGAATCTGGTTGGGGGTTGCCTGTCGCTATCGGTGCGGATTGTGACACCGGCTTGATGCCTGTCGTTTTCTTTCCGCGCCCCGGTGACTTTTTCTTTCCGGCGCGTTTCGTCATGGCTTTCCTGCCTTGTTGCGTCAAGCTGCAAAAGCGTGACTTTTCCTTGGGGTCGGGTACTCCCTGATGATTTTACCATCTAGCTCGATACCCAACTCTGTTTTGTAGCCTGCTGATTGCTTATGAAAAAACGCAACGTTGTTTTGTTTGCACTTGTCGCGCATAACACGAGCCCAGTTTTTGTCTTCCCGCCTGTATCCAGGTCCAGACTCGCCACCATAGATTACCCAGTCAAGGTTTGTCAAATCCAGGTCATCTAATGGACCAATAGCTGGTTCGTAACTGATGAACCTGACCGCCGCTGGAATCACCCGCAATTGATCTGCTCTCCATGCGACCCGCATGTCTTCGATCGAAGTGCCAAGCCACACGTGATCCCATCCTCCGTTCCAGTCATCCGGGAGATTGTCCGCAATGCGCTCGGGACGCTTGGTCAGGATTTGCCAGTCGAGACCGTCTAGCTCTCTGATCAAATCCCATAGGATCGGGCGCGTTTCATTGGCTATGGCGTGATCCTCGAAAACATCGCAAAGCGACGCACAAAAGACTCGCCTTCGAACTCCGTCTTCTTTGGCTTTCTTGTTCCACTGGACAACGTTTTTCCATGGCTGCTTGGTAACCTGTCGAGTGCTTGTACTCGGATGCCCCCAAAGATCCAAGCCCATGCGGTTCTTGGTTAGCGTCAGTGCATAGCAGTTCTTGCATCCGTCAGATGCTTTCTGGCAGCCCATCCAAGGGTTGAACGTGTGATCTGTCCAAGCTATGATCGTTTTCTCTGGCATTGCGATAAACCTTTATTTCGCATTGTCTTGGCTGATTGGAGTGTATCAGACTCCAGTCGGCCTTTTCGGAACCAACCTGAGACCAAGATATCGTGCGTGGCCGAACGATTCGACCTCTTTACACTCTTGGACTTCACAATACTTCAAAGCCATACCCAAAAACTGATCTGTACCAAGTGAACTGATCTTGCCTCGAAGTGATGGAGAAAGATTTGTAAAATTGTGTACGCCAAGGGCTTTGGCCATGAGCTTTGATATGTTACCACCACCCGCTGCTTTGATCGTAGCGATCGTCAAAAACACCGTGCAGGGCTTGGTAATATGGGGCAGCATGTTCAAAAAGTGCTTCCATGGCTCCCCGTATGTATCAACGTCAACAACGTCAAAATCGAAACCTTTTTGTTCCAAGATTCTCGAAGAATCTATCTTCAGCCTGCCTTTTTTAATCTTTAAGTCCACCCCGAAATAACTATCTAGGACGTACTCCCTTTCTAGAATGCTCCAGAGCAACTTTTCCCCCTGGCAACAATCAAAGACCACAGGAGGGGCTCCCTTGTGGTACTTGTTCAGGAAGTATCGTCTTATTGCAAGCTTGTCAGCAGCGTTGTGGTTGTCGGTCTTCTTATCCATCGGTACACGAGGTCTCCACGATTGTGTCCGATAGAGCCGAGACGCTCTCAATGTACTTTGCGATCTTACCGTACTTGACCGTATCGATACCGATCAAAACCCAAGTCCTATTCGGAGGTGGCTTGATCTCTATGTCTTTCATCCTCCCAGGCTCAGAAGAACCAAGCATTTCCTGAGCGAAATCGGACAGCAATCCATTATCAAACGAACATTCAGCGACCAGTTGATCTAGCGCTAAAGCATCGATCTCGGCCAGCTCGCTGGACACATCGAGAACCAACAGAGCCTTCTTTTCGTCCTCGGGACTCAGCTCTACGTACTCGACATCCACAAGCGTATCATCGCCCACACCGAGAGCCTGCATCACGCGCTCATGGCCGTCAACGATATGGCCGGTCAGTCGGTTTACGATTACCGACTTGATGAACCCAAGCTCTTGAATCGAAGCCGAAACAACTTCCCGCTGCTTCTGAGGATGCCTGCGATGGTTAAACGGGTTGGCCAGAAGTTGGCTAGCAGCCACCTTGCCATGCCCGACGATCTTCGACCGCCACTGAGTCGGTTCATTTTTCGGGGCGGCTTGCGCGTCGGTTTTCTTTTTTGCCATGGTCACTCATTGGGGTTTGAAGGAACCAACAGAGTAACCCAAGATCGAAACCAACGCAACAAAGCATAAAAACGCAACGCTACCTTTTTAGAGGCTGACTTGTGCTTTCTGACTTGCAGCGATTGCGTCAAGGATTTCTGATGGGACCACCCAGAGGCCCTGAGCCCCTTTGACCTGTATCGGATCGATCGCTTGAACATCTTCTAGGATCCAGCAAAAAGGCCCTTCGGTATGAGCATGATCGAAGACCTGCTTCCATGTTACTTTCACACCTGGAACTAACTCGCTGCCATTGGTGATTGAATGGAACGCCATCCTTTGCAATTCCTCTCGGACGACACAAGCGGATAGACGCGCTGTTGCAATTATAGATCCAGTAGGGTAGCCCTTGACCTCTTCTCGATCCAGGTATTGCAGTCCTTTGCCAGCATGGATCGCAAGCGGACCACGGTAGGAAGTGTACCAGCTTCGGTTTTCGATCCACTTCTCACCGCTGGCAATCAGCGAGGCGAACGGTTGGCTTATCGTTAATGCTTTCATGGTCTTGATTGACCTCCTGTTTTTTTAAGAACACCAGTAGCCGCAAGCTATCGCCAGAGCCACATCCCACACGTACCCTTCGGACTCAAAATGCTTTGCGTCCTGGATCACTTCTCGGAAGTACCCGGAACGCTTCGCCCTTGCCAGTAGCTTGGCCGTCTGTCTTTCGATCCAGTCTGTTGGTTGGCTCATGAACTCACCCTGCTTGCTGAAACTGTGTCGCGTGGATCGAAGATATCGTACCCAAAAACATGCCTTGAGATTTCCCGCACTTTGGCCTCTGCGTGCAAGCAATCCTGTTGGCTCGGTGCCGTTCCACGGTCTGCATTGCAAGAGCTACTAAGCGTCATGCCGTGGAAATTGCAGTACATGAAAAACTCAGCCAGCAAGGCCAGCCGCTCGCTGTCGTTGTCCTGGCTATCCCTCCAGCGTTCGAGCTTTCGGCCCGGATCGATTCTTTGGTAGTCGTCGGATGATGCACTACAGACGCACCGGTCTGTAACAGTCGATCCGCATCGGTCGCATGGTCCCATCTTCATGGCTTTACCCTTTCGCCGGACTCCCGGAACTTGTCATCCTGAACAAACTTTACCATCCCGAGCCGCTGCGCAATCTGCCCTAGTTGGAACTCGTCCTTGTGTCTGGCCCAGAACCCAGCACAGCAAGCATCGTCGCTATGATGGCAAATCCGATGCCCTTCAAAGCCACCGTACCCGTCTGCTACATCAGCCTCAAGCTTAGCTAGGTCCAGGGGCGAGTCTGGACGATAGATACACGTTGAGCACTGCGTTTTTTGAACTCGCATTGCTCAGCTCCTTATTCGCCGATAGCTTCTCGTAGGGCTATGAGTCCACGTTTTACCATCGCCGCCGCGGTAGGATTCGAGACCCCGAAGTGATCGGCAATCTCGGCGAACGTCTTGTCCTCGTAGAACCGCATCCGGATTGCCGTCAGCGTGTCCGGGTCAAGCTGGTTGATCGCCTGACCGAGTTGCTTGGTCTCTTCCCCACGGATCAGATCCTCAAGCGGGTTGTGCCTGATTTCTTGGTTCGGGTTTGCCCCGTTGACCAACCGTTCGTGGTCCCTGCGGGAATCCCGCCAGCATTTGCGGCGAGCCGATTTTGCCGTCCAGACTGCTTTGGTCCGGGGGGCGGCCCCGTAGCCTGTGAGAATCGCAATTGCCGCATCCTGCATCACATCATCGATATCGATTTTGGCCTCGACGCCTCGGATTTTGGACCGAATCACGCCACGCAAACCGTCAAGAACTTCAAGCATTTCTTTGCCCTTTCAAATCTTTTGAGAAACAATCGGGTCAGCGACCCGTCACACGATCCATTATACACCTAGGCCCAGTTTCGAGCACCCCAAGGCGCGGCCTAACCTATTTTTTTCATCAACTTTTTTCTGCGCGACTCAGGATTTCCAGCCGAACACCAGGATTTCCCTTGCGAATCTCGACCTCGACCCGGCCTAGCCAAGAAATCTGCCAGTGGTCCCCCTCGATCGCACCGGCAGCGACGACCCCATCAATCAGAGCCTTGCACATTTGCACCATATTGGCCCGGTCTCTCCGGAGGTTGTCCGGAACAAAGAACCGATAGTGGATCACATGCGGACCCTTGATCGGAGTTTGGCCCCGAGTAATTTGGTCGAGGGTGATCATTTTGGCGATGAGCTTCAATTCGGCAATCGGCCTGATTTTGTCTTGCCACTTGCTCTCGTTTTGTGCTGTCACGCCCTTCGGCCACGGAAGATCAATTACCACGGTTCCGGATCCTTTCCTCAACGTACCACCTGACGACCGGCTCGGCATACAGCAGCCTGACCGAATGTTTTTGAATAAAACTCAAGTCATACCAATCAGGGTCGCATTCGAGTTTTAACGCGAGCATCTGCCCGACGGTAAGCTTCGGTCGCTCAAAACCTGCTATCCGTTCGCCGTGTTCGCTCTTGTGGCAGATTGAGCAGAGCATCACAACCAACCTTCGGTCCTCCCTGCGGGGCTTATTCGCGATATGAGCACGTTCGATCAGCCACGGCCCGTAATACTCCATCGGCTTGCGACTCGCGCCACAGGCCCAGCAGCACGCGAATAGCGACCGCATCGCATCGTACTCGAACTTCGCTTTGTAGCCGTCAAGCTCCCAAGGCCGAAATGAGCTCTGTAAGCAAATCTCGGTTCGATCCTTCCCATCCTTTGCAGATCCCATCAAACATCCCCGGCGTTTCTTGGTACTCCACCAACTCCAGCGAGGTTATCACCAGCTCGATGTTTCGCGTTGACTCGATCCGTCTTAGGCACTGCTCGACCGATCGCTTCTGAAATGTCGATCCTCGCTCTTTGCTTTGCTTCCTGCTCCACGGTTCGCCCCTGATAAAAATCCGTTGCCAACACCCTGCCATCGTATGTCCCCTTTGCTCTTTTCGGACAGTTCAACTCAGCCAATCGCTCCTCAAGCTTTAACGCCATGTCGTTCGGCACGATAAGCCGGTGAATAAAAATAATGTCGGTTTTTTCCCCGTATACTTTCAGGTATCCGTCCGGGAATCTTTCGATGACGATCCGTCGCGCCAAGCCTCGCTCTTGTTCCTCGCGAACTATTTCCGATCGGATCCACTCGTAAGCTGCGTTGCCGGCTTCGGTATTCATGATGCTCTTGTAGTACTTTCGGAAGAACCAGGACAGGAACCGTAGGCCCTGATCGCTGAACAGCAACCATGCTGCAAGTTGTTTCCTCGAAGTAAATTCCATCCAACTCATGATACCCTCGGTCTCGTCCATGGAAACACATCACTGACGCGCCTGTGATAATCTACCGATCCGTGCGCCGGTGGCTTGAATCGTAGCTCGGCAGGGTTGGCCCAAACGCCCTCTTTTGCACATCGCGCCTGCCAGACTGCAACCGCACTACTGCACGGCTTGTCAGACCTCGACATTGAGTACAGGACCGAGACCCAAATCTGGTTTGCGTTCTTGGCTTTCTTTTTCTTCTGCTTGTTGACTAAGCCTCGCATCAGTTTCAACTCGCCGCCGACCATCTGCACCGATCGGACACTCTGCGCGTGAGCATGGCCGCAGCCCGGACACCGTTGCCCGTATTGACGCCAGACCTTGCATTTCGGACAACAAATCCCTTCAACGTCCTGCGGCTTGTCTGACTTTTCAATCCGTGTCGCTCGCCACTGAGCAATTGTCTTGTTTGTGCACCCGAGGGTCCATTCCCTGTCCATGTTCGGGCTTCCGTGTCTCCAAAAGCTTCCGCCGTGGTCTTGAAGGATCTTGTAGTCGTAGTCCGGAAAGTACCTTTGGATCCGTCCGACCGATTGCAAGTACGTCGCAATTCCACCAAACACCGTAGCTGCGATACCGTGGTACAGCCATGGCATGTCGATCGCCTCACGCAAAATAAATCGGTTCATCAGTACCTTGATTTCACCCGACTTGCTCATCGCCATTACCTGCGCTCGAGTCTCGGCCGTAGTGTCGTAGGTCTCCAGGACGATCGAGCCGGTTGAACTGCGGTGAGGCAGTAAGCAAGTCTCACCGTCGATATGAGCCACCGGAACACCCATCTTGGCCCACTCTTCGGCGAACCAACGCGAAGCCGGAACCGATGGAGCAAACAGGATCGTCGGCCTACTGTCTCGATTCAAGATCCTCCAGTTTGCGTACGCATCACCGAATATCTTGTAGGCCCTTGGCTCAAGCTGCTTGGAGCTGAATTCGTTGTCAACGTCCTGTTTGAGTCCTGAGCAATCAATCTCGCTCGGAGAGTAGACCCTGACAGGCAAGTGAGCCTTGACCCGTCTCATTTCCGAGTAGGTTCCAAAGTCGATCAGCTCTTCATACATCGTTCCGCAGTTGACCGGAGTTGCCGACATGCCGAGCACAAAAGCCCCTCGCGCCTTGTGGCCCTGCCAAGTTGCACCGCCGTCAGTCTGGCCACCCTCGACGATCGATATCGCCTTGTTCTTAGTTTGCAAGTGCGCCTCATCGAAAAGAACTAACGATGGGTCTCCAAGATCCCAGGTCGACTTCCGGATTGCCCGAGCGAACACTGAATCCGTCATGCAAATCTGAATCGGTTTAGATTCGTCATATTCGTGACCCGCTGCCATGATTCCATGGTCTAAACCGGCCCGGGTAAATGATTCTGACAACTGCTCTTTGAGCATGGTCCGGTGCAGATAGATCCTCACGCTACCGCCTACCGAGCGTTCTTCCTCAGTGAGCTGTTGCATCACGCGCGATTTACCGGCCCCGCATGGAGCAGCCGCGATAACCGACTTAATGCCTCGCGCTCTGGCATCCCTGATTCGTTCCTTCGCCAAGTCCTGATGCGGCCAATTCGTAGTCATTGCAGCCCTCGAAGCTTCTTCGTGACCGATTCGATTTCTTTCTGGAACACCGACGAGCATTTCGCAGCGTCACAGGCCCGAATAAATCGCCCCCATGCAGTGTGAACCGCTGGCATTTTTTCAGGGTCCGGATCGGTCGAGTTTGGAAACGTTTCCAAAGTCTCTTCTGAATTCGTTGGGTTTTCCTCGGTTTCTGGAATCGGATCGTCAATCACAATCGCGCTCGGCGTCACCCCAACATGACCTACCGGACACAGGCAAGCCGAGCAAGCGTACCCGCCGTCAGTCAGTACTTGAGTCACTCCAGCACAGTCCGAGCACTTCCAGCCCGGAACGGGAATTCCCATATCGGGCTTTGCTGGTGGCTTCTCCGGCTTCGGCTTTGGCTTAGTGGTCAGCTCCGGGACTTCACCCGCAGCCGCTTGATCGATCAGCTTTTCGATCTTCCTTTCGCCGTCTCGCAGGTTCCCAATATAGGCATGAGACACGCCGCACATTTCGGCCAGAGCCCGTGACGTCTCGTCCGGGAATTGTGCGATCGCAATCATCGCCGCCTTGCGTTTGTCAGCGTTCGTGCGCCTCAGGCCGTGAGCATAGTTCGCGCCGCAAGCAGCCCGGACCGCATCGCTGAACGTCCCCTTCGTGACAGTCGCTGGGATTTTAGACTTTCCAATATTCGACGCTGCCATCACTCGGCAGAAGCCATCGACCACGTACAGTTCGCCATCAACCTCAAAGACCTGGACGGGTGGAAAATTAACCTTGTCTTTCCAGCCTTCTTCGTATTCCCGGATGATCCCTTCGGGGACCGTCTCCCGGCATTGGAGCCTCGGGTCGAGGGTCAGCAGGCTTGTTGTGACTAGCTTGATTTTCACGTTGGTTTTCACGCTCATTTTTCTTTTGCCGTTTCAGGTGGAGTTGAATCGCTTGTGCTTGTTCGACGGCCATCTCTGCGATTTCCTCTGCCGTCCATTCTTGCCCCGGATCGATCGAAATCAAAGCCGGCGCGATACCAGCGATCAGTTCGATCAGTACATCAAAATCCGTTTTAACGGTTCGCTCAGACATCCTAGACCTTAAATTCTGCGGTTCGCTTTGTCAGTGATTCGTTAAGTTTTGCAAAGGCTTCTTCGGACACGAGCCCCTTGGATCGGTACTCTGCAAGCTTGCTTGTGACCTTTCCAAGCTCAGTCGGACTCGACGCCACGGTTATGGCTCTCGACAGCATTGTAGCGGACAGCATCGCCCAGTCGTCCTTTGTGATCGTTCCTGCGATTCCATGGTTGTTTAGCGATTGCTCCATCTTCGGTATCTGCGATTCGCTTGCCGAGGCCAGCATGGTCAGGATCTCGCCGATTCGAGTCTCGGTAAGCATTTCTCGTGTCTTCGGCTCAGGCTTAGATTCCTGCTTTGGCTTTGGATCGAAAGCGTCTTTGGGGACCGGATTGTCGGTTTGCAAAAACCTACTCTTGGGCCTCGCTCCCTCTTCTGCGCCTTCGCCGTCGTCATCGTCTTCATCGAGGCAGATCGACAACATCGAAGTCAGCGTGTACCGTCGCTGATAAGTCAGTCCGCTTCCGTAGGCTTGAGGCGTCACGCCGATCGTGTCCGGAATTTCTTTACCGTTGCCTCGCTTGACGATCACTTCCATGACACGGATCGGAGTCGTAGCCTTAATGAACTGCCCCGAGGTATGAAGCAGCATTGTAATCAGAGTCAGTTCGCCCAACGGGATTTGAACCACCGACAGACCATGCTTTGCCAGCACTGGGTTGACTACTTGAAGGATATTGCCCAGGTCGGCATACATCTTTTCGTGGTGCTTGTTGTAGGTAGTCTTTTTGACCTTCGGGCATTCCAGATGAAACGCTGCAAGAGCCGCAGCCAACAGATCAAACTTTTCAGAGAACTCAAGATTTTCCATTTGCAACATGGCTTTTCCCTTTCGTATTGGAGCCACCTACACAACGTCACCGCCACAGGCTGCGACTCAATCACAATCCTCCAACGCCACCGAATCGGCAACGGAAACCTCTTGCGGTTCTTTTTTCGCGGATTCTATCCGTTCGAGAGTCAGACACCCCAAGCATTCGCGCGTGTTGATCTTCTTTCCGCACTTTCCGCATCGATGGGGCGCGACCAGCTCAGCCGACCGATTAGGAGCCGCGACCCCTCGATAGCAATATTGGCAACATGAGCTTTTTCCGTTAGAGCGGTACTCCTTGTTGCATTTGCCGCAGATTGCCATCACGTAGTTCTTGCTCATTACTGCACCCGAATCCAAGGCAACCAGATTCGGTACTCGCGCCGGAACCCTCGGATCGTGTGTGGAGTCAGCATTCGTTCGCCCTCATCGACTCCGCGCTCGATGCGGAACACTCCAAAGGAAAAAGACCTCCAGCCTGCTCCCTCCCAGCACCGTTCAATCCAAGCAAACTCGACCACCCAGCAGCCGACCGCAAGTTGAGGCTTGGTACGCTCGAATGATGGTAGCTTCCTGAAAATAATCATCGTTACTTTTTCCTTGATTAGGACCGAACTGGGAATCCATCGTGAGTCACGCCGTCGAGAGACCGGCCAGCACTAACCTTGCCAACGCTGCTCCGAAGTTAAGTAAAAAGGACCGGGCAGGAATCGAACCTGCACACTGGCATACCCTCAGGTGATCAACTCCCTATTCTTTGCCAGCCTTGCGTATCACCTTGCGGGTGACGCTCTACCATTAAGCTAACGGTCCATAAAAAGGATCGACAATCCGTCGGTGATACCACCGATATTCTTTCCGCGACTTAGGAGGCCCGAAGTATTGCTAGGCCACAACCGCCGATCCAGAGCGGGTCCAGGAATCGAACCTAGCATTAGAGGCATCCACGCCCACCCGCAATATTGCCGGTTACGTTTATCCGGCGTGCGCTCTTTGCACCGTTCATCCTCGACAGACAGCTCTCCCCCCGACTGCCGAGCATGGATCACTCGTAAATCACTGTTGCGTACCAGCCTCGACGACCTTGAGCTACGCCGATTTCCCGGACTGGCCTGAGGCCCCAGTAGCAGCACGCTCGAATCGCAGCGTCCGGGGAGCTTGTCGAGAACCCGACGCCCTCAGCACAGCCGCCATTGAAACCTCCGCCAACGTGATACAGACGACCGCTCGATGCCTGCCGTTCGGCCTTGTACTGAGCAAGTCCGTTGCAAGCTACGATCGACCGCACAGGCTGGGACTCGCACACTACGCGCTCGACAACTCGAACAGGAATCTCGACCGCAGCCTGAGCGACAGCCACTACCGGCCTGTCCGAGGGACTGCGGAAGCACTGCCCCGTAGTACACTCCTGAGCCAAAACCGGGACCGTCGCCGCGAGCATCCAGCACGCTAAAAAAAATCGCTTCATACTGTTTTCCTAGATAAAGGAACGAAACACAAACCAGTCATAACCAACTAACGCCACCGATCGCTCGGCTAAAAACTATTTTGCCAAAAGTCGATCGAATGCAATCCCGATC